TATTATTAATACTTCTCTCTAGATCTCGATTGCTGAAGTGAATTAGTTCTTTGTTGACGAAATCTTCATAAGAAACTTCTGTAGTGTTGTAATCTAAAATATTGTTCATATCGAAATTCATTAACCACACTTTTCTGTCGTCACTGCGTTTCTTGTTGAATGCAAGATCCATCGCTTCGTCGCTCAACTTTCCTGTGTACTTATATTTTAGCATTTTCATCTCTTTGAAGTACTCCTTTGCTTCGGACTCAGTAGAAGTACCAAGTCCCTTGTAATATTTTATTTTCCATCCTCTCAGTCCCGCAGAAGTACTTTCCTGCTGTTTTCTCCAATTCTCAAAGTCTGTAATACTGTAAAACTTATGCGATTTGTTCAAACTGACACTGGACACCTTAATAATCGGTGTAAGCATGGAAACAAGGAATTTGTCCATTTTAAACAGTGATGGCCACATCGATCCAAATATGTTAAATAATAGACCTTTAATGTGATATCCATCGGTATCCTGATCGCACAAACACATGATTTTACCGTAGCGAAGCGATGACACATCACTGTAATCTTGTCCCTGTTTCAATCCAAGAATCTGTTTTAAGTTGGTAACTTCTTCGTTGTCCGCGATTTTCTTAGCAGCGGCATCCTTCACATTTAGAAGCTTTCCACGCAATGGAAAGATGCCGTAGTAGTCCCTTCCAACAACACTGAGTCCAGCAACAGCCATAGTTTTCGCACTGTCTCCTTCCGTGAGAATTAGCGTGCATTTGTCGCTCTCTCTTGTTCCTGCTTTATTTGCATCATCGAGTTTCTGTACAAATATACGAGTCTTCTTTTTGCCATCTGTCTTAGCCATTTTCTTGTCTTGATGAAAATCCGTAAGATTAATCGCTTTATCAACTATACCAGTTTTGTATAAACTTGTAAAGAATTTGTCCGATAGTTCACATTTAGATCCAAATTTCGAAGCAGGTGTTGTTAGAGATTCTTTCGTCTGTGTGTCAAATGCAGGATTTACAATCAAACATTTCACAAACAAGAACAGATTGTCTTTGATAAATTGCGGTTTTACTTCTTTCTTCATCTTCGTCGCAATGAGTTCAGTCAGTCTCTTGATAATTTGATTCGAGACGTATTCAATGTGTTTCCCACCTCGCAGTGTATTAATGCCATTTACAAAGGACACTTGCTCAAAATGTGAACTGTCACTATAAGTCGCAATAACTTCCCAACGATCATTTACAACTTCATATGCATGTGGATGTTTGTCTTTTGTACCAATGTACAGTTCTGCATACTTCTCAAAATTCTTAATATTCAACTTTGTATCATTAAAATAAATACTGACTGACTGATCAGACGTAGCACATGCGTCCATCGCACGCTTGTAAAATAAATTATACATATCATCTGTCAAACCAGAAATACCGAAGCGAGTGTAGTCTGGAATAAACGAGATTTTGGTGTAAGGAGTTTTGACACTTTTCTTAATAGAAGGTTTCTCAATAACTTTCATATTGTCTCGAAAGGTCTGTGTGTACATTTTCTGACGGCGATGATCCACCGTTTCTATTTGAAATTCCTTACTGAAAATATTGGTCAATTTGCTTCCGTAACCATTCTTGCCTCCCCACAGTTTCTCTTCATTTTCATCATAATTTGTTGAGGTAAGGAGCTCTCCAAAGATAAGCTGAGGAATGTAAATATTATATTCTGGGTGCATGTCGATGTCAATTCCATCTCCGTCATTAAACACAGTGATGCGCCCTGTTGCTTTGTCAACATTGAATTTAATATTTTTTACTGGTTTAATATCGGGTTTGGTTTTGTCTTTTGTCAAACGCATGATGTGATCAAGTGCATTTACAGCAATTTCATCAAATATTTTGTAAAGTCCAGGAATTAGTGACACCGTCTTTTTTTCCATTTGTGAAGAACCATTTACAACGTATGTTTCAATAGTACTAGGTTCAATACTTCCGATATAGGTATCAGGTAGCTTATAGATGTGATCACGAAGTTCATGTTTCTTATATTTGTCCATCTTCTTATAAACAACTTAATAAACAAAAATTTTAAATAACTTCATTTTTTACTGCCACCCCAATTTCTTAAGACCTGCAATGATTTCTGTCGCAACTTGTTCTACTGGTTTATTTTCCATATCAACACAAAGGATGTTATATCCATTACTCAGTGCGGCTTGATATGTTAATTCGTGTTTATCGTGAATTGCTTTTAGATAATCTAGTGAAATAGCCTCTTCGCTTTTCCTGTTTCGATGATGAATCCGTTCATAACACTTAATAGGATCCGAACGAATGTAAATGGATCCCTTAGGTGACCAAGTATTCATGCTTTTATCGTACATTTCCTTGACATTTTGATATTCCTGATCATTTAAACGACCATTCTCGTGGTTAATAGGAACAAAGACATCGCGTTGAAACAATGGCGAACGCTCCATGATAATTTGAGACGTGTGTGTAAATGATTGAATCCAACACCTGTCCAACCAAATGCGCACTTGAAACGCAAAGGCACCTTCATTTTTATAATACATATTTTCAAGGTATTTTTGCCATTTATCCACTGGTTCAAGATCGACTGGAATCTTAAATTGCTGATGGATATACTCTAGTACTGAGGATTTCCCACAACCAATATTCCCGTCAACAGTAAAAATATTCATTGTGAATGTGTACGTGAACGCGTACGTATAATGTGTATGTATCTAAAAAAACAAATCAAATTTTAATTTAATATCTTAAATTTAGTATCTTTTAAAACTGACTTTAATGATTTCGACGAAAGTTCGTGCCCTAAACACATTAGGTACTCAACTACCAAATGTATAATGGCATTTAATATCTTTTTGCTTTTTACTTTGGCATTGTTGTAGTTTAATACCTTGGTAATTTCCGCAATTATTTCTTTCTTAACAGTGGAACTTGGGTTTGGGTTTGGGTTTGGGGTTGGGGCTTGGGGTGGAGCACCTCCAGTCAACGTTGCTGAAGCAACTAGTGAAGGGCGCGCAACATTATTATCAAAATCTATTTCAGACATTGAAGTATTTTGTCCTTGTCCTACGTAACTGGAATAGTTTCCTGAAGATACCCCATAATATTCACTTGCCATTCCCATTCCACCAGACTGTTCGCAAGACAAATTAAATTTCGAAGTTACATATGCAAGATGTCTTAAGCTGATAACAATTTCTTTTTCAGCGTCTGTGTCAATTAAGGCAATTACGGATAACAGCGAAATTATATTAAAAACCAACATTTGCAAATGCAATTGTATATCCTTACGATACCTTTCTTTTTTCTTAGATGAACCTGAACTAATATCTAAAACGTATTGAGCACAGTGCTCCATTAGCTCTAAATTGTAGAAATATAATTTAATTTTAGCTAAATGTACTTAAAATATTAAATACTTTACAATTAAGAATGAGTCACATACAACAGGATTTTTCTACCATTGAAAATACAATAGGACAATTTATTAATGGACGTATTGATCTTTTATCTGAAATGCCCACATTTAATATACTCAATTCACAAAAGAAAAAGATAGATAATACTGAGTTTCAAAGAGAAGCCACATTAGGACAACTAGCTAGATCTCCTCTAAGCGACCTGTTTTTTTCAAGTCAAAATATCGAAGCTCTTCAACAAGGTATACGTTACCGTATTTATACAGAAACAAGTGGTAAATATGTTATTGGAAGACAATCTGATCAAGAACTGCGGATTATAATGAGATCTGTATATTATCAATACGCACGTAATGACGGTACTGACTGCGTCGCACAAACCCGCGAATTAAATGCAATAGTTCTTGACTGGGCTGTACCAGAAATATTAAGTAACTTGTTGCAGTATCAAGTATACAAAAAAGACGCCAGCACTCTACCAATTCCTTTGGACAATGCTCAAAATATGTCAAGAAAGGGTACCAAATCTTTAGAGTTAAAATCACTTATTTGATAATAATATAATATATTTTTATAGTAATGAATAGTTCGAGTGATTTAACTACATTTCAACAAACATATCCAGGTGCAACCAAAGATGATATGACTAGATTTACTGCGAAACGTCAAAAAATGTTCAAAGGTACAATTGCTGTTTGTGTCATATATGGTACTTTCGCATTACTTCTTCTCTTATTAACAATATTTTATCAACCCGCAAGATCCCTAATTACCGAAAACATGATGACATTTGTCATCTCATTTGTGGCTGGAATGATATTTATTATTGTTATATTGGTTATTCAAGTAACAACATTCAAACCTACTATCTTTAAAAATAGTTTCTTTGACCCCGATATATGTCCAGACTATTGGAAATTAGTGCCATCAACTGATGCAGATCTCAACAAATTAAATGCGACAGTCGGATCTTCTGCAGCATACCTTATGAAATACAAATGCGTTCCTGACTCTAACGTTTTTGATCCAAACACTAAATTCAAAGGTGATGCAGCAACAAATGTTTATGGATATACAAAAGACACTGGTACTAGTGCTGTGGGTCAATATTATGTAACAGTACCGGCGGCTCCAACTGGTATTATCTCTAAACAATATGTAAACAGCGTTGCTACTAGTAATGTTTCTAGAAATATGAGTGGAGACACCAATAATACCAATAAGTTATATTGTGATGTTGTATTTCCCAATTACTTAGCTTCACTTGAAGCAACTGATTCGAATATATCTAAAAGTAATTTAGCCCCAAATTCTTATCGATGCGCTTATGCAAAAATGTGTGGAGTACCGTGGACAAACGCTTGTCCAGTCAATGAAACAAAAACTAGCATAAATTTTTAAGTTAAAAAAATGAATAATTTTTATATAAAGAAATAAACAAGTAAAGGTGTAAGATTTGATCAATGCGTGTTCTTAAACGCGATCTTAGTTACGAAGATATTTCTTTTGACAAAGTACTACGAAGAATCCGAACCCTTTGTGATGGTCTAAAAGGTGTGCGTGCAGATGAAATTGCTCAACAAGTGTGTGCAAGAATTTACGACGGTGTCCGTACAAGCGAACTCGATGAACTCGCTGCACAACTTTGCGCATCTATGTTAACCACTCATCCAGACTATGGCACTCTTGCTGCACGTATCATCATTTCAAATCACCACAAAAACACAAGTCCGTCATTCAGTGAAACAATTAGTATGATGTGGGAAGCAACTGACACAAATGGTAAACGTAATCCACTTATTACAGAAGATCTATGGAACGTTGTAGTAAATAATCGCGATAAACTAAACTCAATCATCGATTACCAACGCGACTACGATATTTCTTACTTTGGTTTCAAAACTCTTGAAAGAAGCTATCTGTCTAAAGTAAATGGTAAAATTGTTGAAAGACCACAGCATATGTGGATGCGCGTGGCGCTAGGTATTCATGGACACGATATCAAAGAAGCGATTGAAACATACAACGGTCTTTCTCAACGGCGATTCATTCACGCAACACCTACGCTATTCAACGCTGGAACACCCAATGGTAATTTGTCTAGCTGTTTTCTACTAGGTGTTCATGACAGTATCAGTGGTATTTACAAGTGTCTAACAGATTGTGCACTTATTAGTAAGACCGCTGGTGGTATCGGTGTACATATCCACAATATTCGCTCCCGCAATAGTTATATTCGCGGAACGAATGGCAAAAGTAGCGGCATTATTCCGATGTTAAAAGTTTTTAATGAAACTGCAAAATATGTCAATCAATGTTTCCGTGGAGACACCTTCGTTTATACTTCAGAAGGACCTAAACAAATGCAGAATATTAAAATTGGTGATTTGCTAGTGACAGTGGATGGATCATTTAAACCTGTGTTAGAAATTGCTAGAAATCACGTTAACAAAAAAATTCTCAAGATTCGCAATAAGTTTGCTATCAATGACACATATGTCACAAAAGAACACGAAATATTCGTCATTCGCAAAAGTCAATGCGATTTAAGTGAATCACTTGATAAACAGTTAATTAATCCTGGATACGTAAATGCTGGATCTCTTAAAGTTGGAGATTACGTAAGCTACACAATTCCCACACTTATCAAAGACTACGCAGACATTGATACAGAGTACCTGCGATTTTATGGAATCATTCTTGGATGTGGAAAGTGTACTACAACTAATTACACAACCTTTTCAATTTCCTTTAACGCAAACACTCAAATTAGTGACATTGGATTTGTTTGTGCGTATCTAACAAAGAAGAATATCGAATATAAATCTACATTTTCAGATGCAAAGCTTCATATTTCTTGGATATACAACAAGGATCTATTGAATATTTCTCCAGAAGACATATACAATCACTCAACCCATAAACATATCAGTGAGCGATTCTTACACCTTCCTGCCAATAAAACACTGGCTTTGATTTATACTTTGATCGACACAACTGGAACACAAAACAAGAATAACTTTATCATTTCGAATGCTTCACAATACCTCATTCAAAGTGTTAGATACCTCCTTCTTCGTCTTGGAATCCTCAGCAGTGGAAACAAAAACACTGTATACCTCTCTAAATTTGATATGAAATCGAATACGGATTGTTTCAAATACAACGGGGCATTATGGTGTAGGATCTCTTCTATTGAAGAGACTAATCACAACGATTACGTTTACGATTTCAATATGAAAGACAATCACAATTATCTAACGGAGATGGGACTTGTTCATAATTCTGGAAGGCGAAATGGGAGCATTGCAATGTACCTAGAACCTTGGCATGCAGACATTGAACAATTTCTTGAACTTCGCAAGAATCACGGAAATGAAGAAGAAAGATGCAGGGATCTTTTTACAGCACTTTGGATTCCTAATCTTTTCATGAAAACAGTTCAAGAAAATGGCGATTGGTATTTAATGTGTCCTGATGAGTGTCCAGGACTATGTGATACCACAGACGCCGCATTTGAAAACTTATACAATGAATACGTTGCGTCCGGAAAGTTCAAAAAGAAGATCAAAGCCCAGCAATTATGGATGTCGATCATTAAAGCACAAATTGAAACAGGAACACCTTACATCTTATTTAAAGACCACGCGAACAACAAATCAAATCAGTCAAATCAAGGAGTCATCAAATCAAGTAACTTGTGCTCTGAAATTATTCAATACAGTGATCACGGGTCTTATGCTTCGTGTAATTTGGCAAGTATCTCTTTACCAGCATTTGTAGTAGTTAACGAAGATGGAACAATGTCTTTCAACTTTGAAGAACTGCAGAAAACGGCGCAAATTGTTACAAGAAATATCAATAAAATTATTGATAGAACATTTTATCCTGTTAAAGAAACAGAACGTAATAACAAACTTCATCGACCTTTAGGAATTGGTGTTACAGGACTTGCTGACGTATACGCTATGATGAGATATCCATTTGATAGTCAAGAAGCGGCGAAATTAAATGTTGAAATATTTGAGGCAATCTACTACGGGGCGGTAACAGCGTCTATGTTAATCTCAAAACGCCGCACAGAACTGCGAGAGGAACTCGACAGTCCAACCACGACCGAAGAACGAGGAAAAGTTATCAAAGAATACTTGGCTATGCTTCCTGAAGAAGAAGAACTAACAGAATACCCAGGAAGTTATGCATCATTCAAAGGAAGTCCAGCAGAAAAAGGACTACTCCAATATGACCTTTGGGGACATACACCATCGTCGCGCTTCGATTGGATTACCTTAAAAAATAATATTAAACTGTATGGACTGCGAAATAGTTTGCTAACAACGTGTATGCCATCTGCAAGTACATCTCAGTTGATCGGGAACAATGAAAGTATCGAACCGATTACTAGCAATGTATATGTTCGTGAGACTCTTGCAGGTAATTTTAATATAATTAATAAATACCTAGTAGCTGACTTAATCAAACTGGGACTATGGAATGATACCATGAAAAATAATATTCTAGCAGGTGGTGGTTCTATTCAACACATCGCCGAAATTCCAGACGATATCAAAACATTGTATAAAACATCATGGGAACTAAAGATGAAAGTTCTTATTGATCAAAGTGCAGACAGAGGTCCTTTCATTTGCCAATCACAATCGCTAAATTTATTCATAGAAGATCCTGATGTATCTCGTATATCTAATGCTCACTTCTATTCATTCAAAAGAGGACTAAAAACAGCTTGTTATTACCTGCGAACTCGTCCAAAAGTTAAGATGAATGCGTATACCCTAGACTCCGCAGCGACAGCGAACACAACCGCAGACGCACACGCAGAAGCTGTTCTTGCTTGTCGTCGTGAAAATCCCGAAGCTTGTTTAATGTGTAGTGCGTAAATTTGAAATGTTAATTAAATATTATTAAATTCTAAGATTACAGAGAAACGAATGGAACTTCCATATATTTTTGTAATTGATTGGGATGGTACTATTGCTGGCAAGGTGGATTTTCAATCGCAACAATTCTCTCTCTACAAACATTTACAAAAAAATGGATATAAAATAAAAAGAACAAATCCGATTCCGGCGGCATTTTATCCAGGAAAAAAACTCATTAGACCCGGATTAAGTTATTTTATGGCAAAAATGAAAGCGATGTATGGTAATGTATATTTCTTTATTTACACAGGAAGCGAGAAATCTTGGGCAAATCAAGAGATATATTGGGTGGAAAAAACACATAACATCAAATTTGAAAGACCAATTTTTGTTCGTAATGACTGCACTGTTGACACATCAGGAAATATAAGAAAAAGTATCACAAAAATATTTCCTAGAATACTTAAAGCGATTTCAAAACACCACACAGCTGGTCTTGAGCTATCGCATAGTCAAAAAATGGAAATCATGAAACATAGAATAATGATTATAGATAATAATCAGGTATATAATGACAATGTTAATAAGTTACTAGTATGTCCTGATTACGGATATACTGTTTTTGAAAATTTACTTCATGGGATTCCTGCGTCTGCGAAAAACAATCCCGAAATACAAAAGATATTATTTGGTTATATAAATCAAGGGATATTATGTCCTTTATCCAAAGACGTAGATGATCCTATGAAAGCCTTAAGTAAGCAATATCAATGGTTAGCTGCCAAATGCGAGTCAATTACTAAATTAAATGAAATATATCAACATGACGACTTCTGGATACACTTGTCCAATATTCTAATAAAGAATAATATACGTTTATTTACAGACACGATTATAGAAAAATTAGGTAAAGCAGTCTGGAAACACGCTGCAAAAACAAATACAGCTTCTTAACGCTGTCGCTTTACGCTGTCGCTATTTTTAATTCGTTCATACACATATTTAAAGTATCTGCTAAGTCATCTTTTTTTCCGTGTTGTATAAATATCTCATACCATATATCTTTATTTATACAATGTTTTTCTAAAAACCATTTTGCATATTGGACACTTAACCATTTCCTTTTAGAATACGCGTTTTTAAGTGTACACTCCAGCGAAGGTCCTGAATATGCTTTTAATTTTTGCGATGCTCTCACAAACACAATTGAAACACATTTGTCTTTTAGAAGGTCAACGAGTTTCCCAAATATCATGTGACTAACCATTTTCATTTTATTGTTACATCTTGGTTGTAACTCGATAACAATCTTTGATAAACCTGTAAAGTCACATTGTTGGTAAACTGTGTCGATTGTTCTATTCACTGCCAATGCGATATCTTGTAGTTTGTACTCTTTTACCTTTTTCTGGGCTGGTACTTTCTTTAATTGAGTTTGTTCCTTTGGTGCGTGCAATTTACAATAGTGATTTGTATTTGATATAAAACTCCCTTTCTTGCCACATACATTTCCTTTTTTCGTTACACCAACACACTTGCAATTTTGTGATGTTTCTTCAAGTATATTATATATATCCCAAAATACAACTGAAAAATGTTTCGATTTCACTTGCTTTTCTGCACAACAAAGCGCAAGCGTCTTAATACCAACATCAATAGCAAGAACTTTCATGCTGTACTTTACTTTACACACTATATTTAATTAAACTGTAAAGTTACTTTACTGTTATATAACTTTTATTCTTTAACTTTGTTTAACTTTAACTTTGTTTAAGTATAACTTTGTTTAACTTTGTTTGAATTTTTCGAATGGGCTGGGCTGCGCTTAAAACTATTTAAAAGATCTATCACTTCGTTGTAATAGTAATATGCAACAGCCTGTAATGAGCGGTCCTAGTTTGAATTTTGATGATGACGAAATTATTGATCTTACTAATGAGCAACCGTTTCGTGTTCCGTCCTTAGGAACAGAAATGTTAATTAACCGCAGAAAGGTATCAAATGAAGTTATGTCATTGTCAAGTAGCGATAAAGATAGCGACAGTGCATCTGAAGTGTCTGAGCAACCTACATACCAACATATAAAGAAAAGCAGCAGTAGCGAAGAATCAGATTCGGAAGCAAGCACTGAACGCGGTGTCCAATCAAAATTGAAATCTCGTTTTGAAGACGAAATGCAAGAGAAGAAAGAAATTTTGTATCAAATGGATCGCTTAGAAAATAAAGGATATCGCTTGCCACGTAAATTCACCATGCAATCGAACATAGATGATATGAGAGCAGAATATAATCGAATCATACGTGAAAAAGAAGTTGATGCCAGTGTTAAGTTTCAAAGAAAAATGATGATGGCACTCGTAACCGGTGTTGAATTTCTTAATACCCGATTTGATCCTTTTGATGTAAAACTAGATGGATGGAGTGAACAGGTTCACGAAAGTCTTGAAGATTACGACGACATTTTCGAAGAGCTTCACGATAAATATAAGTCATCTGGAAAGAAAATGGCACCGGAATTGCGTCTGTTGATGAGTTTATCCGGAAGCGCATTTATGTTTCACCTGACAAACAGCATGTTCAAACAAAGCAAACTTCCTGGAGTTGAAGAAGTATTAAGAAGCAATCCTGCACTGTTTAAACAGTTCCAAAACGCCGCCGCCGTTTCAATGAACCAACAACAACAGCAACAACCACAACAGCCTCCTAATTTGTTCGGAATGATGGGAGGTATGTTTAATGCTCCTCCTCAAATGACACGAAATACAGACATAGATTCTGATATAAATAAAGTTATAGATGAATTAAACACAGGTATTAATGCTCCTCGTCAACAAGTCGAAACAATGAGTGTCACCGATGACGAAATTACTAGCATAATAGAAGATACTGCTGATATTAATGGTATTTTAAACAGTGGTAAAAAACAAAAGAAACGTAAGAATACTCCTACCGCCAAAACCCTGAATATTTGAGTTCATCTCAATATTATTTGAGAGTTTATCTCAATATTATTTGAGCCAGTTTAGTTCTTTTTGAATTTTAAGTTCTTTTTGAATTCCTTTGGTAATCGCTTGAAGCTTGCAGGGATACGTTCTACAGCACCTACTGGGTCACGCACAGTGCTGATAACAGTTGTCTTTAATTTGTCAGCATCTTTAACGGTGGTCATTGCTAACATTACTGCACTTGCGGTCACGCTCACAATGAAACCTATTAATACGGTTGTGAACAAGAAGAGTAACTCTAAAATGCTCACAATGTATAAGATTTCGCGGCGGAGATCTTCACTGCACTTGCATTTCTCCTTCTGGAGGTAGCGCACATAGATAATTGCCATCACTAAATATGCAATGAAGGCTAATGCGAATAATAAGTCAATTATCGATAATATCATACCTAATTGGGTCTTGGCAAGAACAGATGGTGGGAAAACCATTGTAATCAATAAATAGACAATTGCTACTAAGCTGAAGATCTTGATGAAATTGCGGTAGGGATGGACGGAACAAGCGCAACCTAGACGCTCTAACTTATCTAAATAAGTATAGGTTAATCCAAGTAGCAAAATTGCTATTAAAGTTTTCACAATGCGAGCAATCTGAGGTAATTCCATATCTATATTGAATTCCGAAAAAAATCTTTATCTTAATTTTGGGGATACATATTTCATTCCCAGAAATTTTAATATATCTTTTTCACTCTGAAAATTTATTTCACCATCC